AATTGAATTTGAATGTGAATTTCTTGGATCAGTTGATACTTTGATTGCTCCAAGTAAATTAAAAAATCTAGTTTATGAAAACCCTATACAAAAAAGTGCTGGACTAGACGTATACGAAGAATCCGAAAAGGATCATGATTATGTCATCACAGTCGATGTTGCTAGAGGAGTCGGTGAAGATTACTCGTCATTTGTTGTTGTAGACATAACTTCTTTCCCCCATAAAATCGTAGCCAAATATAGGAATAATGAAATTAAACCAATGCTGTTCCCAAACATAATCTATGAAGTAGCGAAAAATTATAATAAAGCATATATTTTATGTGAAGTCAATGATATTGGAGATCAAGTCGCATCTTTACTTCATTATGATTTGGAATATCAAAACGTTTTAATGTGTTCTATGAGAGGTAGGGCTGGACAAATTGTTGGACAAGGATTTAGTGGGAAGAAAACACAACTTGGCGTAAAGATGTCCAAAACTGTTAAGAAGGTTGGGGCACTTAATTTAAAAACAATGATTGAGAGTGATAAACTGATTTTTAAAGATTATGATATTATTTCAGAGTTGACAACCTTTATTTCCAAACACAACTCATTTGAAGCAGAAGAAGGTTGTAACGATGATCTGGCAATGTGTCTTGTGATCTATGCTTGGCTAGTTGCCCAAGATTACTTTAAAGAATTAACAGATCAGGATATTAGAAAACGATTATATGAGGAACAAAAGAATCAAATTGAACAGGATATGTCACCCTTTGGGTTTATAAATGATGGACTAGAAGAAAATAGTTTTGTGGATGGTAATGGTGATAGATGGTATGCGGATGAGTATGGAGATCGCGCTTACATGTGGGAGTATTTGTCATAAATGGATTTAGATAAACAGATAAATTTAGGACATCTAATATTTGCAGATAGAAAATGTCGTGTTTGTGGAGAAATGAAAAACCTATTAGAAGATTTTTATAGAACAAGAAAAGATAGAGGCCCTGTTCCATCTTCATACTCTTATGAATGTAAAGAATGCACAATTAAAAGAATTAGTGTTGGAAGAGTAGTTACTAAGGTATTTGGTAGGTGGGAATATCCAGATTGGTAAGTTCGCGTCATGTTTCCGCCCACGTAAAGTAAGTTTTTCATAAATAATTTTTAGTTAATTGAGATTTACGGAGAAAAACATGTCTGTTCCTCTATTATCTCCCGGTGTATTAATCAGGGAGGTTGATCTAACTGTAGGGAGAGCTGATAATGTACTGGACAACATTGGTGTTATGGCTGGACCTTTCGTAAAAGGTCCAATTGATGAGCCGGTAGACATCACTACAGAAAAAGAATTACTTAACGTATTTGGAAAACCATTAACTTTAGATGGCCAATACGAATATTGGATGAGTGCATCTTCATTCCTCTCCTACGGTGGAGTAATGAAGATTGTAAGAACAGATAATGAGTATCTGGTAAATGCAAACGCAAAGAGAACTAGATATGGCGAAATTAGTGGACTTGAACCAAGTCCATATACTTACATAGGAATTCCTAGTACTGGAATCGGTACTACGGCAAGAACTGCCGGAACTTATACAGTTAATAGTCAAAACTATACTACATCGGGTACTGGCGCTGGAGCTATCTTTAGAGTTGGCGTTAGCACTGTAGGAGTAGTTACTTCAGTCCTCGTTTTAAATGGTGGTGTTGGATTTGGAACTGCGGATACGGTAACAATTTCTAATACTGGATTAGGTGCTGTTGGATTTGGCACTACAGGTTCCGTTCAGGTTACAGTTTCAGACATTTATACATTGTCTGGAGTTTCTGCTGTTGGGCAGGCTAACGCGAAGATCAAAACGTTTGATCATTATGAGTCCACAATAGCAACATTAGATAAAGCTTATATTTTTGCTGCGAAAACCCCTGGATCTTGGGCAAACACAATGAAGGTTTGCTTCATTGACGATAAGGCAGATCAAATTATTTCAGTCGGCGCAACACTTGCTCAAGAATTAACTGCAAGAGCAGATAATGGTGTTGGATTAGGTGTCAGTGTTAGTTTAGTAGATCAGGTTCTTCCAGGAACAGGATCTACAAGTCTCTTTAATGGTTATCTTAAGGGGATTATTACTGGTGTACAAGATGATGCAATTGATGTAAAGATCATTTCTCGCGTTTCAGTTGGAGCAACAATTACAACAGAGGAAAGAATTGATTATAAAGTAAGAAGTCAAACTTCATCGATTAGACCAGGAAATACAATTGCAATCATTGATGATTCAAGTTCAGTAGTTACTACCAAGACAATATCTTCTTCGGGCAGTGCAGTTAAGGACTGGTATGATCAACAAGTTCTACCACTAACTAATGGAGCTATCTATTGGAGAGCTATTGCCCCTAAACCAAGAACTAGCAAGTATGCTGCAGATAGAAATGCATATGGTGATGAACTTCACGTCGTTGTCGTTGATGACACTGGACTCATAACAGGTGTTCAAGGGTCTCTGCTAGAGAAGCATATTGGTTTATCTAAGGCAAAGGATGCCATCTCAGCAGTAAATTCTCCTCAAAAAATTTGGTGGAAGAACTATCTTGCTCAGTATTCGGAATATGTTTATGTGGGTGATAATCCTTCAGATGAATCAAATAATGAAGAGATTTTTGCGACAGGATTCTCTGAGGGATATACTCCATACACAGTAGCAGAAGGACTTTGGGATGAAGATGCCCAAGATAAAGTCTTCAGTGCTCTTGGAAATGCTACTTATATTTTAGGTGGTGGTAAAGATTATTCTAATGATACTCCAGGTGAAACTGGAACAATGACTGCTGAACTAATTACTTCTTATGACTTATTTGCTAACGATGATGAGATTGCGGTTGATTACCTGATTATGGGCCCAGGACTTGGAAATAAATTCGAGTCGCAGGCAAAAGCAAATCATCTGATTTCGATTGCAGGACAAAGAAAGGATTGTATGGCAGTAATATCTCCACATCGTCTAGATGTTGTAGATGTCACAAGTTCCGATGATCAAACTGATAATATTCTAGAATTCTTCTCTCCTCTTGCTTCATCATCGTATGCAGTATTTGATACTGGATACAAGTACACCTATGATAGATTCAATAACAAGTTCCGCTATATTCCTTGCAACGCTGACGTTGCTGGATTGATGGTTAGAACGAGTATCCAAGCATATCCTTGGTTCTCGCCTGCTGGACAGCAAAGAGGTATCTTAAATAATGCAATTAAACTTGCTTATAACCCAAATAGAGCTCAAAGAGATCAACTGTATCCTCTAAGAATTAACTCTATTGTCAACAAACCAGGAATTGGAATTCTTCTCTTTGGAGATAAAACCGCTCTTGGATACGCATCGGCATTCGATAGAATTAACGTTCGCCGTCTATTCCTCACAGTAGAGCAGGCACTCAAGAGAAGTGCTGAGGCACAACTCTTTGAACTGAACGATGAGATTACAAGAGCAAACTTCAGAAACATTGTAGAACCATATCTGCGCGATGTTCAGGCAAAACGCGGACTCTATGGATTCTTAGTTGTTTGCGATAGCACAAATAACACTCCTGACGTAATTGATAATAATGAATTCCGAGCAGACATCTTCCTGAAGCCTGCGAAGTCCATTAACTATGTAACTCTGACATTCGTAGCAACCAGAACTGGTGTTGCGTTTGAAGAAGTTGTTGGTACTGTTTAATTCATTATCTAAATAACCAAAGGAGGAAACAAAAAAATGGCAAACACTATTCAAGATTTTAAATCAGCACTCATCGGTGGTGGTGCTCGTTCCAATCTATTTGAGGTTACTATACCAACACCACCTGCCGGCATCAATTTGACAAAGAACTTCCCAATTTTATGTAAGTCCGCTGCTCTACCAGAATCAACCATTGCACCAATTGAAGTTCCTTTTAGAGGAAGATCATTTAAGGTTGCAGGTGAGCGTGCATATGGGCCTTGGTCAGTCACTATTATTAACGATGAGAAGTTTGAAATCCGTGAGGCCATGGAAAAATGGATGCAAAAACTGGGACAATATGCTGATGCAAGTGGCGACACAAATCCAAATGATTATATGTGCGACGCTTATGTTAAGCAGTTTACAAGAACAAAGAGTAGCCTTGGAAAGGATATTGCAACTGGTGCTGGACTTAAAACAACAGCAACCTATAGATTCTATGATATTTTTCCAACCAGTGTTTCTGCAATTGAACTCAGTTATGAGAATGCTAATGTGATTGAAGAGTTTACTGTAGAATTCCAAGTTCAATACTGGACACCTACGAATAAGGAAGCGT